CCCAGATGGCCACACAGGCCAAGTCCCCCCGTTTAAAACGGGGTTTTCCATCCCAGTTGTATGTCAACGGCTGGGCTCCGTCCTGCACGCAGCAAATGGGTCTCATCAGCGCCTGGCAAAGCGCTGCTATTGCGATGTTCAAGCAATAGGAGACTCTTCTGCAGGGCAAAAACGCCATCCAACGGATCAGATGGCGTCTTATCAACGACCGAGTACCCCCTAACCAAGGGAGTGTGTAGCCGTTCGCACGCCCATTCGACTTGATAGTCGAGAAAGGAGTGTCTACCCAAAACACCACTTGAAGGAAGGACTACCGGGAAGTGACGAATCAAACCCCGGATCTTCTCATCAAGCCACTTTACCGCAACCCAACAACCAGAGAAGTACAGCTGGTTGCGAAGCGATACGGTAGAGATGATAGGTGTCGCGTGCTTCCGATGTGTAGGAAGGACTTGACGAACCTTGACAATACTTACGTCTTGGCCGTCATAGTACTCCTTACCGCAAGACTCTCTGAACTTACCAGTCCAGAAAGACTTACCCGAGTTAACCCGAGACCCAAAAGTCTCGAGGACCCGCACAACGGATTCCACATAATCTACGGGGATAATAATATCGTCCCCGTAGATGCGCACCTTACCAGCAAAGGTTGCTACCTTTGCTGGATCAAGTAATGTACTAGACTCTCGCTCAATGGCCAAGAAAATGAGTGTTGTAAACACCATCGCCTCAACCGGAAAGCAGAGAGCCGAACCCATAGACGCAAACTTCGCAAGACGGACTGAAACGTCCTTATCGCGAAGCTTCACCAACGCTTTCCGTGACCTACATGCGTCAACCGCCCAATGCAAATGTGGGTAGTCGGACATCATGGTACGGACTAATTGGTTAGAGACCCGGTCGCTAGCCTCGCTCAGGTCGAGCGTTGCTAGTTTTCCGTTTTCACTGCCTTCACGAGCCATTTCCTGATTAGGGATTTGGTCTGTGAAGCCGATGATACGCCGAAGGTGGTTCGTCTTCTTAATACCATCAACGAGTTCGGGGTAGAGGGACTGTTGCAGATATTGCATTGCAACAGGCTCGATGCCGATTATTCTCGTGGTCTTCTGCGTTTTAGGGACTGAGATAACCTTTACAGGAATCTCAGCCTCGGGTTCGAGGAGTTCCACCCCGCTCAACTCATTCCAGAAGTTCGAGTTGGGCACAAGAAAATCTTCCTTACGGAAGATTTCTTGCGCACGGGTAGGCCAGGTATTCTGCTGATACTTTCCGTTCGCACGGAAACCGTCAGCTGTAGCACCTGGCCCATGTTTTGGGAGCAGGACACCGTCAAAGACTTTTTGGTCGATTTCGGTGAACATTTCCCCAAACAGCATATTAGAAACTCTCTTAAAGTCCAAGAGATCAATCTCAGACAAGAGAGAATCAGATATGCGGACCTCCTTCTCACACTCAAGGTAGCCGAGCATAGCACGTTCGGCCCTTGCATCACTGCAAGGGATAAACATCTTCGACACAAGCAACGTTAGTTGCCTAATGCCGTAGATTGCATCTACACTGGGCTCAGTGAGTAGTACACCACTACTACGATCGAACACTTGATCGAGGAAACCCCCTAAAAATAGGGGGAGACCTGCTCTTCTTTTAAAACTTAAGAAGAGACTGCGATCTACACGTCCAAGGTCGAGACTTTTTTCGAAGTCTTTTCCAAACGACGGTAGGGTAATCGTTAGAAACGAGAACCCTTCGTGTTTTGATCGGGCAAGGACCGTTTCATAATCCTTGTCGGTGCTAGTGTGACACAAGTTGGCCATATCATGCGCCAACTCTTTCCAGAGCAACATTAGGCTTTTCAATAGCCCTCCTTAAATAGAGGATCACTATTCCTTAGCCTACGTTGGGCTCGCTGTTATCAAATCAACATGTCGAACACATCAAGCACTTTATCAGGTGCTCTCTGTTCGTTACTGTGATGGTTGGAGAAATAAACTCCAAGCACTATCAGGTCCCAGATAAGGAACCATAATAGAATGATAACAACCAAACGTTGGTTCCGATTCAGCTCTCACCGCCAAGCAATTTGGTAATGAGAACGTCGGAGCTTGCGGTGAACTGGGTTTTGAAACCCGTGTAAACCGCTAGCGCATCCGCGTTGGTATACCCGTCAACCGGCCTGTCAAACACGAGGTAGCAAGACATGCTCCTCTTGACATTGAGACCGGTGATGGCATCCGCCGCGACCTTCGAATGGTCGACCCGTAGTACCTGCCGCGTCCTGTTCCCGTAGGAAGAGGACGCCTTAAGCAGGATCAGTCCATCTGCCGACTGGTAGACACCCGCGTAATTGCCCGAGGAAACCTTGGGCAACGAGCTTGTGACCGCCGAGATGGTAATGGACTGAGGGTCTGCGAACGACATAGGCATTGCTCCTGACTTGGTGTTTTAGTGCTGTGTATCAGCCACGACTCCGAGAAATTCCCAGAGCCGCAAGTATGGAGGCTTGGAACGAAGACAAACCGCTCCAAGAAACTCCAAAACCAAAGGGATTAGCTGCAATCCTTCGCTTAGTCTCAACGACTAGAGTTAGGGGTTGCACTTTAAGAGGTCTACCGAGGATATCCCGGCAACCTTCAAAGGTATAGGTATGAGTGTGAACAGTATGTTCCATCATGTACCCATAGCGCATAATCAGGCCGTCTATGTTGAATGATTGGATATTGGAGATAACATCTCCAGTATTGCTAAACCAATCGACAGCCCAGCTCCACGGTGTAAGTTCCCAAATAGTATTGAGGGAAGGTTGAACGCCCAATCTCTGGGCAAGTAGGGCCAAGCCCGCTACCTTGTTCCGGGAGTCATAACCGGAAGGAAGATAGTAGGTGAACGCCCCACTGAACCACCTTCGCTGAACCAACTCTGTGTTCAGCGTCCTTACGCCCGCACTACCGCCCCAGACATTATTGCCAACAGGTGTCCATGGAAAGACATCCGTAGCCTTAGTTTCTGTTCTGGTAGTCTTGGTTGGGAAGTAGAAGTTGCGCCGTACTACTTTGCCCGCATCGCGTTCATACTGTGCAAGCACAGCATCTGCGCGCGTCACGCCATCAGCAAACTTAGTGATGTCGTTGGCAAGCGGTAGCAAACCGAATTGGAGATTGAGGTATTCGTCAGACAGGGAAGAAGACGCTGAACGCGCCGACCGAGCTGCAGAGTACCGATCCTTCCAAATCAGAGATCCGGCAAGATGGGGTAACCCATCTTTAAGAATCTCTGAAACGGCTGTTAGCACATCAGCTACTGAGTTGGTGGGCTTACACAGGCTAATAGCGGTAGCACCCAATTCTTCGAGGTCGTCGTCAGACGCAATCGAGGGTGAGGGCCATGCTACTCCGCCTGCAACCCCAGGAGGTGCCACGGGTAGGCGAGGGCCGTTGTACACGGCCGTTTGCTTTCCACCTGGCGGACCCGCAGGTCTCACTGCAGTGAACGGGATTCGACGTATTTTAGTCGCAATCCTACGTTTCTGAGTGAAAAACGGGCCTCCTGCATCAGTTAGACTCCCTTTAGGGGGAGGAAACCGATGACTTTCCGACACAGTTAACTGTGTCCCGTAGACTTTCGTCGTTCCCGAGGTAGGAGGAATAACTGGACTAACGACTGGGCCAAAGCCCACGTCGAAGACCAGCGTTTCCTTGTAGAAGTGGTCAATCGCCTGATCGGCGATGATACGACTACGAGTACCCTGGGAACTCATTTTGACTAGTCTCCGGCAACCAAACTCCTCTGGTTTGATAAATTCATCGGATTTTACCGATGGGTGTGTGTTTGCACTGCACTGCGGCTAGCCTCTCGG